ATACAGTGCATTCCCAGACACCACGGCATTGCCACCGCAGGCCAGCGCAATTGCTTCGATCACCTGTCGGATGGTGTGCTGTGTGTCCACGGTCGCCAGCGCGTTATACCCCAAATCATTATCAATCGCGCTGGGCGTCAGGCCGAGGCGAGTCGCTGCCAGCCTCCATAGCTCTATGTAATTGTGCTCTCCCTGCATCTCCGTCGGGCACAGCACGTCCGCTTCCCTCATGGCATCGTAGCAAGTAAGCGTGGTAACTTCGTGCACGGTTTCCACTTCATAAACCTTAAAGCTGCCCATTGGAACCAAGTATCCATTGCCGTCGATTTTGATATCTGCCTTTAGGTGCACGGTCGCTCCTTCGTATAGATTTCGGTTATCGACGTTTTGCCACCCACCATCGTACATTTCAATTGTCGCGCATTTGCACGCGGAAAGCCCGACCGGGTAACTGCCTGATGATATCTGCGCTGTGATTTTCGTTCCACCAGGACGAAAACACGCCCCGTCTACTTGTAGGTGTTCCCCCGCCTTGAGCGTCGCAGTTGTACTGCCATAATACACCAATGTCACATCGTGATCCCACGTAAAAGTCGCTTCAACCACGAAGTTTGTCTGCGACGGGTAGGCGCTTGTAATTTGACTGTCGACTATTCGCATATCATGCCACCCCAAATCACGTCAGTGGATTGACGCTGACCATGTTAAAATCCAGGGACGTAAACAGCTCCTTGCCTTCGTTCAGGCGCCCGATATTCAGCTGCCCTTTGCCGACGTAAAACCACGCCTGACACCACGCGCCGTAGTAAGCGGAAAAATAGTACAACTGGAACTGCTGGCCTTTTGCAATGATCTTAAGGATCTGCGACAGCATGGTTTTACTGACAGCCGCTCGGCTATATCCAAGCGCTTCGACTGTGAACAGGGGACTGACAACGGCCGCGCCGGTCTGGGTGCGGCCGCTGTCCTCCGTGTAAGTTGTTTCAAAGTCGTACGTCAGCGCGCCGGAATCCGGCTGCGGAAGTACCAGCCAGTCATCCGACGGACTTTTTCGAATTTTAATGTATTCCTGTGCCATGTGTTACACCGTTACAAGCGGGTTTTTACCCGTTTGCCCTTTCCGCAATTTTGCTTCGGTGATTACTTCATCAAACAGCGTGCGACGATCCAACCGGGCGATAAATTCATATCGACTGCCGGCGCCGCCGGCTTCTTCGCGCACGATTTTGCGCAGCAGGGATTCCGGCGCTTCCAGGTTGTTGCCGTTGCGCTGGTCGCCCAACACGGCCAAGAACTGCCGGTTTGCCGGGATGACCGCACCGCGCGCCAGCATCGGGATCTGCGGCACTGGCAGTGGATTCACGCCCCACAAATTCTGGAACGGAGAAATGCCAAGGAAACTGGCGTTTCGGATCATATTCAGCATGGAATTGATCCTGTTGAACGGCACGGCGATGATCGTGTTCATGCCGCGGATAATTGCATTGACGACCGTGCGGAAGGTGCTTTCGATGCCTTCTTTGATGCCTGACCAGATACGGCCGCCTGTCGAAAACACGTCCTTGACCTTCTGCCATGCATCTCGGAATTTGCTCTGAAACCATTCCGGCACGGATTTGAACGCGTTTTTGATGCCCTCCCAGGCGGATGAAGCACCGGAGGCGACCTTTTCCCACAGCCCCCTGAACCAGTCCTTTACGGCCGTCCATTTTTCGATGACCCAATCCACTGCCGCCGCGACGCCAGCTTCCACATTGGCGAGGTGCTGCTCAAAAGCCGCATCGATACTGCTGATCGTTTTACTGATCCATTCCTTTATAGACGTCCATTTTTCGATGACCCAATCCACTGCCGCCGCGACGCCAGCTTCCACATTGGCGAGGTGCTGCTCAAAAGCCGCATCGATACTGCTGATCGTTTTACTGATCCATTCCTTTATAGACGTCCATTTTGCGACGATCCACACGACCACTGCAGCTATAGCTGCAATCAGCAGCGGTATCCACGCCCCTGTGATGATAGCGATAGCGCCGCCAATGGTTAGCAACGCCACGGTAATAGCCGTAAGGTTCTTATTGTTGAAGCCGTTTTTTGTCACGTCACGAATCGCCACGCCAAGAAGGACAAGTCCCGCGACGATTGCCGTGATTGCTCCGCCAAGCACTCCAAATGCCAGCCCAAGCCCAGTGACAGCCGCAGCAGCGCCGATGATGTACCCTGTCAGATTGTCGAAATTTATGCCGTTTTTAAGCATATCGACAACGTTGATGCCCATCAGGACAGCCCCCGCGACAGCAAGCGCCAGCTGCTTTGCCTTCGACAAATTCCCCAGGAACTTCTTTCCGATTTTCCACGCAGCGAATCCAGCGGCCACCGCCGCCACATACGGCGACAGCTCGCGGACAACGGCTGCAATCTTGCCGATTTTTCCGGTGTCGACCTGATCGGACAAATCAAATTTCGGCGCCACACCAGACGAACCGCCTCCACCGCCGCCGGAACTATCGTTCGATTCCCAGCGGTTCATTTCATCTAGCCCGGAAAGCTGTTTTTTTGCCTTCTCGGCCGCATCCCCTGCGGCCTCGGTTGCGGAAGCCTGATTATACAGCGCCTTTGCAGATGCATCCGCTTGTGACGCCGTTTTGCCAAACAACGAATTGATAAACACGGACACAACGGCAGTCAATTTGGCAAGCCACGCCAGAAGCGTTCGAATTGCCGGCAAAATATAGTTGTAGATCGGTGCAAAAGCGGAAATCAGATTACCCCTGATCTGCGCCAAAGATGTTGACATTTGTTTGTCTGCGCCGATTGTGCTAAGCAGCATTTTGCGCATCGTACGCAGCGCTTTGGTAATCATGGTGAAAATGAAGACGCGCTTTGCTAAGCCGGCAATTCGTTTGGTGAATTTCTTAAATTGTTCTGACACATTCTGCGTCGTCAAAGCTGCAAGACGCTGCTTTCCCACATATTCGCTTACGGCAGCACTGGCTTTTTCCTGCGCGATCTGGCTGCTTTCCAGATTAAGCTGCGCCATTTTCAGCTGCTGCGTCGTTTTCTGGATTGCTTCACCGGTTTCCTGCGATACCGTCCCGGTGCTTCTGGTTTTCTTTTCGTTTTCGGCAACAGCCTGCAGTTCTTCCAGCTGCTGCCGCAGCGTGGCTACCTTCTGTGCGGCCTTGTCCACATTGTTCGCAGCCTTTTTTGCGTTATTTTCCAGTTTCGCAAGGCCAGCGTCAAACTGGCCACTGTTTATCGTTGTATCAAATACCAGATCTCCGACAACATCAGCCATCGCGCACACCCCCTGTCATCAGCTGCCGGATGAATTCATCTTCGTCGTCGGTCAGATGCGCCGACTTGAAATCGATCAATTCCCGGTTTTCGTCGTAGTATTCGCGTTCCCACTTTTCCAGCTTCTTGTGCTTGCGCAGCTTCCGCCGGATGTCCAGGATCGTGGAAAACGTGCAGTCACCGATCTCCATATAGTATCCGATGAACGTCCACCAGTGCATATACGGCAGTGCGCGCACGTCCTGCCCGGCTACGCGGTTGATCGGTGCAATGATCATCGGGAAATCCTGCTCCCAGTCCATCTGCTTCGGCTGCTGCCGCTGGTCGCCGCGATCCACGCCACCATCCAAAAACCACAGCATGAATTTCACTGCGGCGGCCATGTCCGTGATCTGATCCCAGTCCGGGTAAAAGATCTTGATCGCCACTTCGGCGCGATCCTGATCTGTCAGCTCCGGGTCATTCAGCGCGGCGCAGATGTCCAGAATTTCGCGAAAGTCGCTTCGGATACGAAAACACCGGCCGCCGATGCATGCAGTCTTCGGCAGGCCGGTATTCATGATCTGCGCTTCTTCCTGCGCTGGCCGCCGCCGTTGTATTTATCCAGGTATTTTGCCTGGCGTTTCTGCGCGGCAGCGGTCGCAGCGTCCATCTCGCGCCGGATCTGGCGCGAAACCGCTTCCAGGAACGAAATGATCTGCAGGGAACCGGACGGCGTGAGCGAAACGCAGTAGGCTTTGCCGAACACTGTATCGCAGACGGGCGAAGGGAACGCCGTGTCCACCTGCTCGCGTGCGTAGGCGTCCAGTTCGCGGATCGTCGTGCGGGCGTCCGTATCGCTTTCCTGCGTGCCCATTTCGTCGGCTTTGGCCTTGATCGCCATCGCTGCCGCTTCCAGCCGGTCGATGATACCGATGTCGTTCGGGTCAAAATAGATCTTCCGGTTTGCGTCGCCATTGATGGTGAACGCTTTCAGGCCGGTTTCAAAGGAAATGTTATTGCTCACGCCGTCACCCCCTTATGCCGTCGCCTTCGTGAACGTGGCCACGCCGTCCGCAATGGCCGCAGTGCCGACCGTGCGCGTGCCGCCGTAGGTCACGTCAAACGGCATGTCCACCGTCTTGTCGCCGCCCAGCGACTTCACTTCGATTGCGCAGCCGCTATAGCGTTCGGCAAACATCGCCGTGTCCTTCGTACCGGCATAGCAGTGCACGATCATCATGTCCTGTTCGGCCAGCGCCGCAACGTCCTGATCCTTGATCGCCAGCTGCCACAGCTTCGTCAGCGCGGTTTCGCCGGCGTCCAGATTGCACGGGTCAAAGGTCTGCGTGATGGTCGGCGCGGACATGGTGGTAAACGTGTTGCCCAGGATGTCCTGCGTGGTCTCCTTGTTCCAGTCATATTCCTGACTGCTGTCTTCCACGCGCTTGCCGACGATCGACCAAACCGGCGCGGAAGACGTTCCGGTATTCAGGAAGGCCATCAGCAGTTTGCGGGCAATCGTCTGGCCCGCGGTTGTGTTAAAAGTCGTACTTTCAGGCATAATGCATCACCTTTCAAAATTGTTGTCGTACCGCATCGACAGGGACACGGCCCAGTCTTCCACACCGTCGGCATAGCGCCCGGTCAAATAGGCCGCCGACACCTGTACAAATGCAGTGATCGTCCGGCCATCGCCGAGGTCTGGCCACGCGGCAAGCGTGTGCTGCTGGCCGTCCGCCGTGATCGGCTGTTTTTCAAGCCAGCGCGCCAGCTTGTCCAGCCAGCCCTTGATGTGGATGCGGTCAGTTTCCGACTGCGGCACGGCGCGATATACCGCCTGAAACGCATAGTTGCATTTCTGGTACACACCGCCCATGATGTCGGTCGTTTCGCTGATCACCGTCGCCGCAGCGGACGGATAGATCCCGACGCCAGACTTGTCACCCAGTTCGCCGAACCGGATTTCACGCGCGCCGATGGCAGGGAAGTCATTCAGCAAGTCGCTCAGGATCGTTGAAAAATCTTTTGTGTCAACCATTTGATTCCCCCAGGATGATCCGCTTGCACTCCGCGGCCCATTCCTTGCCGTGTTCGTTTTGGGCCACTTCCGCCCAGCGCGGCACGCCGGTCGCAAACCGCAGGTCGCGGTCGGCTACAACTTTCACAGCGCCCTTACGCGCCCACGGCGAACCGGTTTCCGGGTCGACCATGACCTTGCCCATATACAGATACCTCGCATATGGGCCTGGGAACACAACCTGCCGGCCGCCTTCGGCGACATACGACCGCTGCTGCAAGTTCCCACTGCGATACGGCATATATAGCTTGCTGTCCGCAAGCACCTGCTTCCCCAGCCATTCCTGCGCTTTGGCGAATCGCGGGCCGTATTTGGCGAACCGGAGATTTACCCGGACGTGCCCCTTGACATAGCTGACGTTCTTATAGTGCTTGATGTCGCTCATGACGCAGTTACCTCAAAGTGTGCAATCAGCGGGAACCACGCGCAGGATGTGATGCGGTAGCATTCTGTGATTTTGCACAGCACATCGTATTCCGCCCAGTCGTGATCGCCGCGGCAGAAATAGTCGCCGGGCTGAAACGCAATCATGCCGCTGCGGTCATCCGCCGCCTGGTACACTTCCGGCGTCGCATAGGTCAGCGCGCCAATGGCCGCTTTCGGGACAAGCAGCAGCACATAGTGCCCCGGAATGTCGCCGGTCGTGCCTGGCGTCATAGCGGTTTTTGCTTCCACCTTGACGCCCGCCAGCACATGCCGCACCCACGTATCAGCCTGGCCGCGCGCGCCGCGCACACGGGAAAAAAGCGTGACCGTATCGCTATGCAGCAGCATCAGCACGTCACCCCCGCGTACAGCACAAGGACGCCGTCCACGGCCACGCCGGAAAGCCAGCGCCGAAGCAAGTCAAACACCAGCGCGTCTCGCGCTGCTATGGTCTTCGCGGCGGTCGTGTAGCAGCTGTCGGCCGCTTTATATGTGATCGATTCGCTGCCGGACGACACCGACGCCACAGGGCCGGCGGTTTTTACGCCGCCGACGTCTGCGGTTTCCGCTGCGCTGTCACGCGCCTGGTCAATGCGGTAAAGGCATTCGGCCAGTTCGCACGCGCAGTCCTGCAGCTTTTCGGCGTCGATCGTGGATTCCGGCAGCGTGCCACCGAAGCGGTCAAACGTAAAGCGGTCGATTTCCCGCGACGCCGCTCGCAGATAGCGGGCAGCAGTCACTTCGTCGCGGAAAGGGGACAGATCGTCACCGTACCGCTTTACGTATGTGTCAAAATCCGCGTACACCGTGATTCACCTGCCGATCACGCGCTTGCGTAGGACTTCACGTGCACCTGCGCAGCGTCCAGAACACGCAGGGCGACGTTTTCCTCGACCTGCGCCTTCGTACCGGCAAACAGCTCAGAATCGACCATGCGGACGATGCTGAAGTTATCGCCGACACCGAAGACGTTCGGATCGTACATGATGAATTCCACCTTCGCGAGGTTCGCCGCCGTAACGCTGGCCTTCGTACCGCCGTGCGGATAGTAGGCGAGATCAGCAGACGACGCGAAGCCGTTGACTTCGATCCAGGTAAAGCCCATGAAGCTGCCTACCTGGCCGCCGGCAGCGGCGGCGAGCAGCATTTCGTTGGACGTCGGGATATACTTCTCACCGGCGAACTCCAGCATCGTCGCGAAGAAGTCCGGGCTGCAAAGCACGATGGTGGGGTTGGCTTTCGCCTTGACCATGGCTTTGCGTTCGGCCAGTACCTGTGCCTTGAAGTTGGCCGCAGTGGTCTTCGTGGTGTTGGTGGATGCAGTGCCCTCGGAAATCAGGCAGGCCAGCGCGCACTGGTTCTTCGCCTCCGCGACTTCGCGGGTGGCAAGGGCCAGATGCTCCTCGGCAATCGGGAACGCCACAGCAGCGGCCTGCACGCCGTAGATCTTCTTCGACGCATGAATGTTGTTGTTGAAAACGGCCTGTACCAGCGTGTCAGCGGCGGCGGTGTCCGTGAAATCACGGCCGGGCGTGCCGACAGATGCTGCGGTGGAGGTCAGCTTGTGCCAGTAGCAGCCGCCGGCGCCGTCGACCATCACGTCCTGATAGGTCACGCCGGGCACAAGCCAGGTCTTATAAAACAGGTTGGGAAGAACAGTTGCCTTGTACTGCTCATCCACGTAAAGGGAACCGTACTGGATAGACATAGATCATCATTTCCTTTCGTAGTCTTAGCCCCTGAAAAACGGATTGTTTTTGTATTTCTGGGCTACGTATTCTTTTGCGCCCCCCGCCGGCGGCACCATACCGCTGTGATCGGACGAAAAGCGCGCCTTGCTGGCGGGATCGGCCACAAGGATGCCGGGGATCTCCTTGCCGTTCTGATCGGTGACAAGGCCGGTAAACAGGTCATCGATCGACTTGCCGCGCGCATCGTCAGACCCAAGTGCTGTCACCAGCTTGTCCGTGATGCTTTCGCGCGTGATGTCGTTGACGAAGTGCTTTCCCGACAGGAACGTGTCCACCGTACTGCGCAGCTTCACGGCAGCGGCGTCCTTCTTGCGGTTGTCCCGCTCGGTCTGCAGGTCATTGGTCAGGGTCGTGATCTGACCTTTCAGCGCTGCGACATCCACGCCGTCAAAGGCGGCAAGCTTGCCCTGCACGTCTTTCAGCGATGTGTCCAGCGCGTCGTGGCGTTCCTGCAATTTGGTGAATTCCGCCACGGTCTTGTAGTTCTCGGCGACGGCCTTGCGCAGCTCCGCCGCCTTTCCTTCCGGGATCGTGATACCGAAGTCGGAAAGAATGGTCTCAATGTTCTTCATGCGTAATCCTCCTAAGCGTGTTTTTTAACAGCCCGTCGGCTGTGTGGATTGAGCCGGATGAACCACCGGCGGGGGTAGTGATATAGCAAAGGGGCAGCCGGTTTTCCGGTCGCCCCTGCGTATCCTGATATGATTTTGGATATAAGAAAACCACCTTGCCGACCGGTAAGATGGTTTTCATGATTATTATATAAAATAATTTTCTGCTTCAGCGTTTACAAAAAGACAGGCGCTTGGCAGGCGTAGCATCCTCCTGCGTCTCTTTTTTACCATTAAGGCGTGTGGTCGCTACGAAATTTACCACCTCAAGCGCCTGTCTTTATGATAATTGTATTATAGCCAGATTATTCCCTTTTGTAAAGAATAATATTGTTCCGGACGCGCTGCCTATAGCGTTTTTCATTTTCGCACATGACAGTAATAACGGAACTTTTCCGCCACGGCTCGTCTCCTTCTACGGCAATGCGTACCACAACGCTGATATTTTTTGAATTAAGCGATATGGTTTTACTCGCAATGGCGGTATTTTCAAACTTTTTGTCTTTGAAAATGTAGTCTGGATTTTCGATTATTTCTTTGAAATAAGGGCTGTATTTATCGTAAAACTCTTTCCCGCGCCGTTCTATGATATGTTCTTTTTGCTTCTCGGTCAATATAACATCGCTGGAACGAATATGCTCCGCGACGCAGGAATAACGCTGTACATCCAGCTTTGCAATCACAGGCGGTGCTTGCACAGGCGGTGCTTGCACAGGCGGCGCTTGCACAGGCGGTGCTTGCACAGGCGGCGCTTGCACAGGCGGCGCTTGCTGCGTCTGAACTTGTCGGGCATCAACTGCTTCCGCCGATGTCCAACTTTGGCGTGCAGCAGCGGACGCAGTTGATGCCGCCGAGTGATCCCAACCGGCAACGGCGAGCCGCTCGTGGTATGGTTTCAGGTCGTTGTCGGCGCAGAACTTCGTGTAGGCCGCGTTCTGATCCTGCAGGCGCTTGGCGGACTGCGCATATTTCTCCTGCAATTTTGCCTTGCCTGCCGTATCTTCGCAGCTTTTCACGGCCGTATGCAGCGCCGCACACTTGCGCTTCTGTGCACGGATACGGCGTTCCATCGCGCGCTGCGTCTGCGACAGCTCATACGCGCGTCGGTTGGCTTCGGTATCGATCGGCTTGTTATTGTTCCGGCTAACGCCAGGCAGGAACGGTGTGAAGGAATGGCGGCAGTTATAGCCGCACAGGCCCAGCGGATTTTCCGGGTAGCCGGTCGCATCCAGCAGGTTATCGAACTGCGCGTCCTTGCCAGCGATGCAGTACACCTTGCCCTGCCAGCCGGCATGATCGGCGATCGGGTCAGTATCGGATACACGCGCGCCCAGATGCTGCGACACCAGCACATGATTCCAGCCCATGTCTTTGCACTGCTGGATCGTCATGTTACCGGATGACTGCGCTACGCCCGTGCGGATGCAGCGCAGTACCGCCACTTCCAGCGTGTCCTTATGGCCGGACGGATAGCGCACGATTGGCTGTACCTGCCCCAGCTCTTTTATGCCCTCTATCATGGCGGCGGTGTAGGACTGCGCGCCGGTGCGCACCTTCCAATACGCCGCGTCGCAGATATCGATGAACGTCTGATTGGTCGCGCCGGCCGTCGTGCGTGTGATGTTGGTAATTTCGCCGACCGTGCGTTCATAAGCGTCCGTGATGATCGCCATCATGCCGGGAGATAGGCCGGAAAACGTCACGGCGGCGGCTTCTGCATCCGCTTTTGCTGCCTGAATGCCGCTGTCTTTGAAGATCTTCGCGATCTCCTGCTGCGATTTGCCGGTGCTTTTGGCCAACGCCTTCTGGATTTCGTCCAGATTCCCGCCGGCCTGTTTCAGCACCCACGCCTGCCATTCATCCGTGCCGGTCAGCAGCTTTTCTTCGCCGCGGCCGAAGCGGATCATGAAGCGCTCGATCATGTCCTGCGTGATCCACTCCGTCAGTTCATCCAGCAGCGGTAGAAGGGTTTCACCAATTTCCTGAAACTGTTCCGGGGTGATCATTCGGTATCAGGAAACAGCCCCGGCTTTGCTGTGTTGGCTTCGGCGTAGGCCGCTTTTGCGTCGTCCTCGCTGAACCCTTCGAAACGCACCAGGTACATCCACCACGGCAAAACGCCAAGCTGGCAAAGGCTTTTTGTGTTCTGCCGGTCTTCTTCGTAGCTGTATGTGATGTCTCCGAAATTGTACGCCACGGTATAGGTGCCATACGGCGCCAGATCGTAGATATCAGCGTAGTCGTTCAGCGCCTGAATCAGATCATCCACAGCTGCCTGGATGCGGTCGCGGATGTCCTTGATGCGCTGGATGGTGCGGCGGTCATCAGCTTCCACCTGCGTTGCGGTGGCAAGGCCCTGCTTTTCGTTATAGCTAAAATAGCCTTCCGAAAAGCCGCATTTGGTCGACAGGCTTTGCAGCAGCATATTGATGCCGGTCTGGCGTTCGCCGGTTTTCAGCTTGCGGTCGATTTCCTGATAGAAACTTTCCGCCGCTGAACCGGCAACGTTTTGCACATAGCGCGGTAGCCGCACGGAAACATTCTTCCGCCCTGGTTCGCGCAGCAGCCGATCATCCACAAGGGCGATCGACCTGGAATCCTGAATTTCATCCACCATGGCCGACCACGCGACGTCCAGCCCGCGCAGCTCCGGCAGGGCGTTGGCATAGATGGACATACCGCAAGCGCCGCCGTCGATGTTGTTGGCGTCCGGCATGGTACACACGGCAAACAGCGGCGCGGTATCATCCAGCACGGCGTCCGGCAGGATGCCCACCCAATCCGGCACTTCGTCCAGATTTACGCGGGACGCCGATGCTTTGCCCTTCGCCAGCCGGAACGCGCGGTTGGAAACCACATAATGCGTCCCTTCGTAGCGATGGTATTCGGCCTTGACGTAGTAATAATCCGGCGTCGCCTTCGTGTCGTACAGCACTACGCCGGTCACGCGCTTACGGCTGTCCACAGCTGTGATTGTAAATTCCGGTGGCGTATACAGGCCGATGCTGTCCGGCGTCGGTTTCAGCAAGAACATGCCGGCAGCGCAGCCCACGTCTACCATGTCGCGCAGGAACGGGATCAGTTCCTCGTTCAGCCGCTCCTGTAGCCAGTCAGCGCGGGTCGATCCGGACAGTTCGACGCTGACGCCCATCGTCGCAAGGCGCGCAGCTTCGCCGGTCACGGCCTTTGCAAAATTGATGGTGCGGTCCTGATCGTTTACCCACGGCGGGGTGCCCGTCCAGATCTGCATCCACAGGTCTTCCGCTTCGCGCATTTCCGGCGTTACCAGCGGCGCAATGCGGAATTCTTCGCGGATCTGTTTTTTCACGCTGTCCAGCGGGATATTGATTTTCACAGGCAGCCAACCTCCTTGAACACTTCGCACATTTTCGGAAACTGCGAAGCAATCCAGTCCACGTATGTTTCGTCATGGCCGTATTCCGGATGCGTAAAGTTTTCGGACAGCCCGCTTTCAAACAGAAATGCATGAATGATCTCATGACGCATAACTTTTTTCTGATAGACGCTAAAGTCTTTCAGGTCGCAGTCTTTGGCCTTTTTTGAAATAACAATGGTCTTTACCGTTTTGTCGCAGTAACCATCGCATTTTTCAAGCATTGCATCTTCGGCCGCCGTGGCTTCAATGATTTCATATTCCGTCCCCAAAATATTTACAGTCATGCACTTGCCCCCCTGCGCATCGTCAGCGGTTCCAGTGCGTACCGCGTGGCATCGATGCTATGGTTATTCACGTCCGGGTATCCGGTGACGACGTTGCCGTCCCTGTCCCGCTCGTATTCGTATTCTGAAAATTCTTTCGCTGCATTCGGGCAGCGCACCGGGTCGATGATGATGCGCCGACGCTGCAGCCACTTCATGCCGTGTTCGATCGACCCCGGGCCTTTGACTGCGCCGGTGACCGGCAGACCCATTTCGCGGTGATCGTTGACGCTTTTCGGTTCGGCCGAATCGGCCGTGATTGTGTAATCGTCATAGCCGTGTTCGATGATCCAACGCGCCGTCTGTTCGTTCGATTCCTTGTTGACGTAGTGTTCTGCGAAGATATACACCGCCTCGCGGTCGCTGTCGTAGTAGCAGCGAATGAAGCAATACGGGTCGGGATACCAGCCCCAGTCTTCGCCCTGAAAGATGCGGTCGAAATGTGAAATCTCTTCGTCTGTAATCTCCCGCAGCTCCAGATAGTCAAATACACTGCCGCCGTCGCCATTGGCTACGCCTTCGTATTCATGTTCATACGCCGCCGGGTTGACCTCTTTCAGGTGTTCTGCGTCGGAAATAAACTTCGCACCCAGCCATTCCGGCGGCGCTTCCGTGTAGCTGGAATGATGGAAAACGCGCCCCGGATTCGGGACAAGCCGTTCTTTGTTGACCCAGCTTGATTTGCTTTTTGGCGGGTTATAGGACGAAAAGTCGTAAGAATCCGCGCCACCACGCAGCACGGATTGGTTGATAGAACGTTCTTCTTCCGGCCCGCAAAGCTGGTCTTTTTCTTCCTTCCACAGGATGCCGATATAGCCGAACGGCGGCTTGATGGATTTCAGCTTCAACGGGTCGTCACAGCCTCGAAAATAAATCGTCTGGCCGGTTTCTTTCAGCACGATTTCCAGCGGCGACAGCTTGCAGTTGAATTCATCGTACAGCCCAAGTTCGTTGATCGCCCATTTCATCTGGGCATACACGCTGTCTTTCAAGGTGTTGCCCATCTTGCGGATGATACAGGCGTGCATCGTCGGGTTGTTTTTCAGCAGCTCGACAATTTTCAGGGATATATACGATGATTTCAGGCCGCCGCGGCCGCCTTCAAAGACATACGTCATATTCGGCTGAATGCGCCGGTTGATGTCCACAAACGCCCGGCCAAGGACGCGCGCGGGCAGCTCATAATGTGCGGATGCACGCGCTGCTGCCTTTGTTTCCTGCTCTTCCTTGATGCGCAGCGACTTCTCAAGGTCGCCGGCTGCGCGTAGACGGTCGGCGATGGAGGTTTCAATGCCGAACTGGTCTTTTTCCTTCCCGCGCATGATCGCCGTGCGCAGCTCCTGGATCTCTTTCAGGGATGCCGTGCGCTCGGATTCGATTTTTTCCTGCCGCCGCGCTATATAGATTTTTATGTCAGGTTTTGTCAGGTTTTCCGCTCCGATGGATTTGGCGGTTTTCGCCGAGTATCCCGCCCGGCGCGCCGCCTCGGTCGCATTGCCCAATTCGATGTAAAAATCCGCAAAAGCGCGCTGCTTTGGCGTGAGAT